GTGTCTGCCGTCATAAGGCACCAATCATTGGCGTCCGTCATATACGGGTCAACTACAATTTCGATATTGAAGAGAGAGACCGCGTTGACCTGCATCCCGTCGTCGCCTCCGCCGTTAAAGCCGGAGTGGACGATTTCAATAGCAGTCTGCTCCAGTTCCGGAGGAACGACCAGAAGGAGCGCACCATCCGCAAAGGAGGTGTACTGCGACTGGTAGTTGGGGAATTGGCGCATCTGTTTGATAGCAGCCATGACAGCGGTCCGGCTGAGCGCGGTCGTCAGGTGATTATCGCGCGTGCCTCCGGCTGCGAGGGTATGGGTGTTATCCGCCAGCCCCTTACCGTCAGCAGTCGCGAAGCCAGCCGCGTCAGACGTGAATCCCGCTAAGTGAGTGAACGCAAGTTTGCGATACTTCTCAGCTACAGCCTGACCGAGCTTCTGTGCAGAAAGCTGAGTGATTTCAGGGATATCCTTAATGTCATACTTGTTGAGTTTCACCTGAACAGCATAACCCTGATAGGTCATAGTGCTTGCGCCGGTCGAGTCAATCGAGGCAGAGGTGATTCCGGCAGAGCCGTCCCAGGTACCAATGTCGCCAATTCCGGTCAGGGCTGCGATTCGCAGAGAAGATGTGTCCGTGTTTCGGAAATCTACAACCTTCCTCCATTTGTCCGGGACAGATGAGAGTCCCTCGAAGAATCTGGAAACCGAGATTTGTTTGACGTTGCTAGTGGTCATTGCCATGACGAGAGTTCTCCATAAGGTTCGGTGACATCTTAGCACCGGAATCCAGACTCGTCCCGGTCAACCCGTTTTTTTTTCAAGCCTCCGGCAAAGGCTCCGTGAACTCACGCTTCTTTACGGTGACGGAGCCCGCTCCTGCGATGCTTTCGATGGACCCCAGTGTGCCGTCGAAGGAGTCGTTCACAAGTCTAGCCCGCTGAAGCCGCGCTTCTTTCTTCATATCCCGAATCTTGTCGCGGACGGAGGTTGGCGCACAGAGGTAGAGGTTGAACTCTCGCTCCTGCTCGAAGCCGACCAGCCGTGTTCCTTTCGGAGCTTCTTGATATCCTTGCCGCATCATAACTGCCGCGGTTTCAAGATGGAACCCAAGCCGGTTATCGAACCGGACGAAGTGCCAATTTTCAAGACCGGGAGGCTTAATCCATGTGCCAACTCCGAACTCATCAACACGGTCGTTCTCTTCTATGAAGGCAGATAGCTGCGCGACCGCTCGCGCTCGCATCTCTTCAGGCGTTAGGTCTGCGTCCTTCTTCTTTCCTCTTCCCGATGTCATGACTTGCTCCCTGTCATCTTCTGTAGAATCTTCAACGCGGTTCCCTGGTTGAAGGTTCCAAACTCTGAGGTCTTGTACCCTTTCGAAATCTCAGCCGGGTCCGGCGCATTCTGCATTGAACGCTCGTTAAAGAATACGGGTGACTGCATTCGCCAAGCGTCGATTTGAGCTTTGCCCTCCGGGGTCGTCGTATCCGCGTCCGGAGCCAGCTTCAGCAAATCGGTATCGGAGACCCCAGGCTTGGCCCCAATCCTGCGGAGGTACTCAAGTCGCTCTCGACGGAGGTGTCTGTCAGTGAGTTCGGATAACCGCTCACGCTCCTTCTGGACCGCTTCGAGTTCCTCCATAATCTTTTCAGACATACTCTTCGGCTCAACCTTCTTCGGCTCCGCGGCTGCCTTCGGTTCCGGCGTTGGCGTGACCTGTACTTTCGGTTCCGGCGGAGCGTCGTTCACGACCGTCTCCGCGGCTGCCTTTACGGACTCCGCGGCTGCTTCCGCTTTCGGTTCCGGAGCCGGTGCCCCCATCGTGGGAAGAGAGATTTGAAGCTCACCTTCGCTCACTGTGATTTCCGGGTCGGCGCTCAAAGTGAGTTCTCATAACGAGTGTTCGCGGATAAGTCGGCCACGCATACATAGGCTCCGTCTTTCTCGCCCATAACAGCAAAGCCGAAATCTTTCACAAGTTTCGCGGCACGCTCTTTATCGCAGCGGATTGTCCGAACTACAGCGCCCATACTCTTTGGGTTGGACGGAATATCCACGGGCTTCGCGGGTGCCTTCTTCTTCGCGGGTGCTTTCTTCTTCGCGGGTGCTTTCTTCTCAGCCATCTTCTTCTCCGGTTTATGCTTTCGCTTTGCTCTTCGCAGCATCGAGTTGGCGCTGCGCTCGTTGGATTCGGCGCTCGATTCGCCCAGCGACTTGCTGGACCTTGAACGCCGCTTCCTCTTCTTGGATTAGGGTCGATAACCGGGCATCGTATGCTACATTCAAGAACTTGTAAACAGTGTCAACTTCCTTCTCTGAAATCCAAAGGATGCCGAGGTTCTCGTTGCGTGCCGCGTAGAATGCTTTGTCCTTATTCGGAACGCCACGCCGGTCGCTGCCGTAGAAAGCCGCGCGGACCTTGAACGGAGTCATTGGCCGAACCCGTAACGACTTCCACATGTCTCCCGTCACCCAAAAGTTCTTGTTCTCTTTCTTCTTCAGTTCCTTGTGATAGCTTCGTGAGCTTCTGTAGCCTACCGTCTGCGAGTTCGGAAACCGCTTGATGATTCCGCGACCGGGTTGAGGGTGGTCCTTCCGAACATAGAAGACGTAGTGGCTAAAGCGGTTCGTTGCGTACTTTGAGAACTTCGCTCCGGCAGCGTCTTCGCTTCGGGTAATAACTCGAGCGCGGACCTCTGCGGCACATAGCTTCGCAACGTCGATTAAGGGGAGAACCCGATTGTATGCCGCCTTGTCCCACTCAGGTCGATTCTCCAGCGCCTTGGGAATCCACTTGGTCTTGACCCACATATCGAGCATTTAGCCTCCGATTGCTTCCGTTGCGGGACTTCTCCCTTGTGGGATTCTATCGTCTGGGTTGCTTATCCGCTGGATTGCTTTCCAGTCTCGGATATTCTTCTCAACAAGAGTTCGTGCCTCACGCTCTGAGATTCCTTCACGCCTCGCAAGTTCTTTCGCCGGAGAGGTCAGGCCAGCGTCGAGAGCCATCCTCACCGCTTGTTCCCGGTGAAGCTCGTCCATAGGCGGGTCAACTTGGTGGTATGTTACGCGCACGGTGGTCTCCGGATAGACATCCCCACCGGCCCCACGTAGTTCATTAATCCAGAGGCGGATAAGGTCCCACGCTTCCTGCTCAACTCGAGCGAATGTCTTCGCGTGCCGACCGCGTTCAATCTCGCGCTCGTGCATGTCCATTCTCTTCGCGACCGAAGAGATGGCGCCTGAAGTCTTCAAGAACACGTCCGGATTAACTCCTGTGAACGCAAGGACGCTCCGGAGGTATTGGTCAGCAGCGTTCTGATATTCGGCAAGCGGAGGGTTGCCGTGACGGAACTCGAAGTTCATCTCAGGGTCCGGCAGACCAATCACAGACTCCGGACCCAGCTTCAGTTCGGTCGCGGCTGCGTGTCCGATACCCGTGATGACGGGTTGGCCGTAGCCCTGAAGGGAAGCTATGTGCTGAATATCCGTATACGTTAAGTCAAGCGCAAGCTGGGCATAGAGGAGGTCTTGAGGAACCGGCGCAAACCACTCCCCAGGCGCGGGCTCCGAGCCTCGAAGCATTACAACCGGAATCCGCCCAAGCGGATTAACTTCCGACTCACCCCAGAGAGGTTCTCCAACCATCCCTTTCGGACCGTCCTCCCAAACCGCAGTCTCCGGCGTAATCTTCGCAATGCCGTGAGTCACGATTCCCGTTGCCGGGTCCTTCGCGATAGGTAGTTGAATCCAAGCCGCCTCGAGGTCTCTCACGTCGTCGGAGTACGGAACGCTGAGTTTGAACTCTTGCTCGTGGACCGGGATATTCATCAGCCGGACGCCTCCGAAATTCGTGGGCCAAACCCAGAGCGTTGCGTTGTTCACGGCAATTAAGCTCTCGTGAAGAGACTGCATTCTCTCGTCAAACGAGAGCGCAGAATAGATTGATTCAGTCCGTCGGTTCAGGATTTCCTGGCTGATTCCGGCGGCAACGAACTCTCTCGTTGGCGGAGTTTGATACAGGGTCGCGAGGCTTCTCGCGAGGCGCTGAATGAAGGGCACCACGCGGAGCGTCCTTTGGTCCCACGTATCCGGAAAGATGTCCTGAAGAACGTCTAACGTCACCCGGTGGTCACGACGTAAGTAGTGCCAGAGAGCTTCGCTCTTGTCCGACCAGTCCGTCTTATCTTCGACGGTGACGGCTCCTTTGCGCAAATTTATCAGCATTGTCAGCAGACCTTATCAGATAAGCAGCATTTGTGTCCCGGTCGCATAGTACAGCACGGACAGCGTAACGCCAACTGTCTATTGCGTGGTCACTCACATTGTCCTTATACGGCTCATCTGTGATGAGTCCTTCCCGGTTTACCTTCCACCGGTACATGCCGAATGACGCCGCAACTCCGCGCTCGTCTTTACTGTCCCAGAGGTGGTCGGCAATCAGTAGTTTCGGAGGACCGTCAAGCGGGTCGATTAGCGCACGCATGGCTTCGAGTCCCGCAATGACTTGCTGCTCCCGCCTCGAGCGCATCCGGTGAACGTAGCTCCGCGGAAATGCGCCAATGAGCCAAGAGAGCATATGCTTCACGGCACGGTCTCCGCTGATGTGCTCCGGGTCCTTCTTGAGAAGCCGGCACCGTCGGAGGACCTCTTGCTTTTGCATCTCCTCCGGCATCTCGTTCGGGCACCACTCATCAAAGATAACCGCGCCACCTCCGGGTATTAACTGTGCCCATCCATAGTACGGGTGCGAATATCCAAAATCGCACGCCATCATGTACGGCATCGAAGGGTCGTATGACCACGGAATCGAGTGCCGCTCCCGGCAGACCTCAGGGAATATCACGTGAGACGGACGGAGGATTTGGCCCATGACTTCCTGCTTGTACGAACGAGCCGAATGCCCCTGCCGGAGGCTCTCGACGAAGGAGTCAGGGAGGTGAGGGTTTTGCATAGAGGTCGCGCGCCCTGCCCACCAATCGTCGCGATGCTCCGCGGCTCTCTGCTCGACAAACATCCGAGGTACTCCCCTGAGCCCCTTCGGCGTGGTCGTGACGTTAATCTCCAAAGTGTTCGCTAGTGGGTCTCGCACACGGTCGTTCAGCGTCCTGAATACATACTCCGGTTTTGAACTCACTTCTGACTCGTCGATATTGACCGCGCAGAAGGTGAAGCCGCGGAGGTTGTCCACCCTGTCGAACGAGCGGAAGAGGAGCATGCCTCCTCCGACCAAATCTGCCTTTGCCATTGACCGGTGATACCGCTTGAGGAGAGGCGTCCCCATCCGTGCCATACCGTCGCAAAGTCGAAGGAACTCCGGGAGGATAATGTTCTGAACCGAGTCAAAGGTTGGGGAGACGAAAGCCGCGGAGCAGCCTGGGTTCATTACGAGCGCAAGAATCATTTGAACGACGCTCGCGAGGGTCTTCCCGGCACCGACTCCCGAAACGAGAAGCCGGTGGCGCGCAGGGGAGATATGAAAGCGAAGCTGATGCTCAAGAGCCACGTATCCGGTTGCTGAAGAGATAAGCTGAAGCGCACTGATGCGGTCTCTATTCTTCCCGCACTCCGCTCGGAACTCCGCCCAACTCACCGCGCCCTCGGTCCCAGGCATTGCGCGGTTCGCTGTTAAGTCAGAGCGTGTTGCGAGGCTGGGCCCACTGTTAGTCATTCGCCACCAAGTCGTCTCCCTCGTCCGGCTTCGGTGGAGAGTCCCACCGCATTCCCTCCGGGAGCGTAAAGAGTTGGTGCTCTGCTCCGGCAGAGCTTGGGTCTGAGAGAGATATCTGCGTCAGGTGACGGAGCGAAGAGAGAATCTGCCGCGTGTCCGCGCTTGCCCCTTTCGCCATCTCGGTCTCGAGGAACAAGCATGTGAGTTCGAGGAGGTCTTTCACGCTTGCAGCACGTTGTTCCCGGATTCGCGCGATGGTCTCTTGAAAGGTTTCAGTGAACCGGTTATCCCTATCCACGCCCGCCTTAATGCGGTCAACCTCGACTCGAGCCTGTTCCGCCTGAAGCTCGAGGAGCGATGCCCTAGCCTCTTCGATTCTCTGCTTTTGAACCTTCAGGCCCATCTCGTACTTCTTCGCAGAGCGCATCCCGTAGAGGTTCAACAGTAACTCGTCCGCGCGATTTCCGGTTGAGTCGTCTCTCTGCGCCCTCTTCTTTAGCCGGTCAATGGCAGCGCCCACTTCCGCGTCCAGGGTCTTCTCGTCTTCGTAATATTTCCTGACTGCGAGACCCAGCGCGGATATATCCTTGCGGACAGTCTGCTCTGTTACTCCGAACTTGGCGGTGACCACCCGGTAGATATCCGACCGAGCAACCCCTTTGCGAAACAAGCCCGCAAGGAACAGTTGGCGCTCGGCTCGTGCGTCGGTCCTGGGTCCGGAGCCGTTCTGCTTCCTCTTCGCCATAGTCACGCAGCCGGTCGAGGCTTCCGGACGTCCTCACTGAGAATCATAGGCACAGTATTCTTCCAACGAATCGAGTGGTGAATCCGCATATCGTACCGGCCCATTGTACTTATCTTCACGGAGGAGGGTTGCATCATCACTGTATAGAAGCTCTTCACGTAGGTTCCAAGCTCGAGATACATCCCGGTCAAACCGCCGGTCGAAGTCTGGGTCAGGGCTTGGTTAAGAGAGACCTGTGTCGTGGACATCATCAGTGCGCCGGTATTCCCGCGGACAACGTACGTGTTCACGTCGTCGTTCATCCTTCCGAGAAACTCAACCGGGCGCTCGGTATTGCAGAGGAAGCTGTTCATTGCTTTCCGGATAAGCGTGATGCTCTTGCTGTACCGGTTCTCTGCTCCTCCGATATAATCCCCACCCTGAAGCATGCACAGGCAGCTAACCGGAGCCGTCTTCACGAACTCGAGCATGGACCCGATAACGGTGTCCAGTTGAAATATACGCCGAGCCCAGTACTTGTTGTCCGCGCCATACCGGTAATGAAATTCACTATAGTCGTCGTCAAGCACCATGAAGTACTGAACTCCGATTTCCTCCGCTATCTTGTAGCACGCGTTCCTTGCGATTAAGACAGTGGAGAGTCCTCCGAAGTTATCCCCAAGGTCAGTCTCGTCCGCCGTGGCTTGTTTATCGAAGACGAAGACCTCATCACCGTACCGCTTCCGGTATTCCGGCACCGTCGGGTCGAGGTCGTCAACGACGATAACGACGCGCCCTGAGAAACCTGCGCTCCTGAGGGAGTCATACGTCAGGACATTATCAGGACGACCGTGCGAAAGGATAAGCACTGCGAAGTTATCCGGCATGGTCGACTCCTGCGGCTTCTGAGATTGCCTGAGACATCTGGACGAATCCAAGCTCAATCGCCTTATCGAAGTCAATAATGATGAGCGCGCTGTCTTCCATTAGCTCCTGAACCTCCGGAGAGGCGTGCGCGTAATACTCCGCAATCTTGTCATACTGGAAAGCGGTATGGCGAGCCGCGGCTGCGAGGAGGAACTCCTTCACCTTCTTATCAAGCTTGGCCTTCTTTATCCGGTCGATGAGTGTACCCGTACGGTCTTGATCATAAAGCTCAGTCTCGTCCGGCATCTCTCCCGTCACCTCATAGATTGGCGGGGTTATCTTCGCGGTGTAGGGGTTATCCTCCGGCCCACCGGAGTCTCCGTCAATCATGCGGATAATCTCTTCAATCTCGGAGTCGTCGAAGCCTACGCCTTCAAAACTTGCTCCCTCTTGCTCGAGTTGCTTTAGCACTTCAGCAAGTCCCGAATCATCCCACTCAGCGATTTCACCGAGCCGGTTATCCGCTAGTGCAAGGAGGCTTGCCTCTTCGTTGCTAATATCTAAGAACCGAACCGGTACAGAGCGGTGGCCTAATGATTGCGCCGCCTTGAGGCGTGTATGCCCAGCAATTATGCGAGAGTCTTCCAGGCGTGCGACTATCGGAGAACCGAAGCCGAACCGCTCGATTGAGTCCGCTACCTTCTGAACCGCAGGAGCGTTCTTCCTCGGGTTATTGTCCCAAGGTTTGAGGGTCTCTATATCGACCCAGACTGCTGCGGGTCCCTCTGCTTTCTTCTTCGCCATATTACACTCCTACCTTCTTCCAGTATGCTGGTCTGTTATTCCACATCTTTGTTTTTGCTCTCATGTACCCGCGACCCCTCAGCGTGTCGTTAAACGCTTTTGAGG